CCCGTATCGGGCGGTGAGGGGAGCCGGGACAGCCCCGGCCCGCCGACCAGGAGGAACCCGTGACCCGCGAACAGCGACTGACCATGGCCGACGAAGCCACCACCAGGGCCGCCGGACTCGCCCGCGAAGCCGAAGACGCCGCCCGGCACCCCGACCGCGAGCGCAAGGTGCAGCCCCTCGCCACCGCCGGCGCCCTGTGGGCGGACGTCGCCCGCGCCCACGCCGCCATCGCCGCCGTACTTCCCGAGACGGAGGACACCCGTGGCTGACGACCTCCGCTTCAGCGACTTCACCACCGGCGAGAAGGTTCGCATCGCCGCCCTGACCGCCCGCGCCGCGAAGCGCGGTCTGGCCGACGACGGCACCGGCAACGTCGACATCAGCGACCTCACCCGCCGTATCGAACGCATCGAGAACGGCGCCCGCCGCCGCAAGAAGAAGTAGGTACGCCACGGGGCGGCCGTACCCGGCCAGGTACACCCGGCCGCCCCGTGCACCCGACCGTCCTCAAGAACGACCGGAGAAGCCAGGATGACGGACACCACCATCGCCCCGACACCCGCCCCGCCGAGTACGCCCGCACCCGCCGTACCCGAGCAGCCGAGTACACCGAGTACGGCCGTACCCGTCGACAATCCGAAGCTGCCCGCCCCGGGGGTCACGGAGGAGAAGCGGCGCCCGATCCTGCCCCCGTGGCTGAAGGACCGCACCGAGTTCGCCGCTACGGCACGCCACGCCAGTGGCCGCCTCGGGTACGCCTCCCTGTACCACGGGGTACGCCTGCCCTGGTACGGAGTACAGCTCGCCGCCATGGCCCCGCGCGGCGCCTGCCGCTTCGTCGCCGAGACGAACCGGTGGCTGTGGGACCGCGAGGCCGCACCCCTGCGCGGGCACGCCGTCCGCACCGAGGACGTCGAGGAGTACCTGCACCTCGCCCGCCTGCGCGGCAACCGTGTCCGCCTGCGCGGCCTGGTGACGGTCGTCGCCACCGTGTTCGGGCTCGGCTTCGCCCTCTGGCTGTACGTCATGGCGCCCGCGTTCCTGTGGGCGTTCGCCGCCGGCGGGGTCATGACCCTCGGCTACTTCGGGCAGCAGCCCGACGCCCCCGTCATCGGCCCCGCGGTGATGCGGACCGAGCTGCAGAAGCTCACCGGCACCATCGTGCTGCGCGGCCTCGACAGCATCGGCAACCCGAAGATCTCCGCCGCGCTCAAGAAGGGCGGCGACATGGACGGCATGCGCTTCACCAGCGAGATCGTCCGCGACGGGCCCGGCTACCGTGCCGACCTCGACCTGCCCTACGGCGTCACCCCCGACGACATCATGGAGAAGCGCGAGGCCCTCGCCTCCGGCCTGCGCCGCAAGGTCGGCTGCGTCTGGCCCTCCGGCGACGAGAACGAGCACGAGGGCCGCCTGGTCCTGTGGGTCGGCGACAAGCCGATGAACGAGACCACCAAGCCCGCCTGGCCGCTGCTCAAGGACGGGCAGGTCGACCTGTTCCGGCCCGTCATCTTCGGCAACGACCAGCGCATGCGGTGGGTCGAGGTCACCCTCATGTTCGCCTCGATCGTCATCGGATCCATCCCCCGCATGGGCAAGACGTTCCTGCTCAGGCTGCTGCTGCTCATCGCCGCACTGGACCCGCGGGCGTGGCTGCTGCCGTTCGACCTGAAGGGCACCGGCGACCTCCGCGCCCTCGAACCCGTCGCCCACCGCTACCGCGCCGGCGAGGAGGACGAGGACATCGAGTACATCCTTCACGCGCTCCGCGAGGTCAAGGAGGAGCTGCGGCGCCGCGCGAAGGTCATCAAGGGCCTGCCGCACGCCCGCTGCCCCGAGTCGAAGGTCACCCCGGCCCTGGCCAACGACAAGAGCCTCGGCCTGCACCCCATCGTCATCGGCATCGACGAGTGCCAGGTCGTGTTCGAGCACGAGAAGCACGGCGCCGAGATCGAGAGCATCTGCACCGACATCACCAAGCGCGGCCCGGCCCTCGGCATCGTAGGCATGTTCGCCACCCAGCGGCCCGACTCCAAGTCGCTGCCCACCGGCATCTCCGCGAACGCCGTCCTGCGGTTCTGCCTCAAGGTGATGAACCACCAGGCCAACGACATGGTCCTCGGCACCGGCGCCTACAAATCGGGGATCCGGGCGACCATGTTCAGCCGCCGCGACCTCGGCATCTGCTTCCAGTCCGGCGAGGGCGACGACCCCCGCATCGTCGCGAGCGCGTTCGTCGACGCCCCCAAGGCCGAGCAGATCGTCACCCGCGCCAGGAAGATGCGCGAGGAGTACGGCAACATCACCGGCCACGCCCTCGGCGAAGGCCCGTCCGCCACGGTCGGCATGGACATCCTCGGCGACGTCCTGGCCGTCATGGCCAAGGACGAGAAGGCCGTGTGGTGCGAGCGGCTCGCCGACCGCCTCGCCCAGCTGCGCCCCGACGTGTACGGGGAGTGGAAGGGCGAGAACGTCACCACCACCGTCAAGGCGTGGGGCATCAAGACCGACCAGGTATGGGGCACCACCGACGACGGCGAAGGCAAGAACCGGCGCGGCATCAAGCGCGCCGACGTGGTCGCCGCCGTCACCCGCCGCGAGGCCGACCGGCTCGCCGCGTAGACCCCCGAAAGGGCCGCTAGACCTAGCACCCCGCCCCGCTAGGTCTAGCACCCCCACTAGCGCCCCATATGGCCCCTGAGCAGGCACCTAGCGTCTAGCAGGGGCGCCGCTGGAACCCCGGGAAACGCCCGGAATCGAGGAGGAGACACCCCATGCTGGTTGCTATGGCCGCGGCCATCCTGTGGCTCGGCGGGTACGCCGTGCTGTGCGCCGTCCGACCGTTCGCCCCGTGCCGACGGTGCGGCGGACTCGGCGAGATCGAGCACCGCGACAAGACGAAGATGTGCCCGCGCTGCCTCGGCAAGAAGCTCCGGCTCCGCGTCGGCCGCCGCGCCCACAACGCCTGGCGCCGCACCCACCAGGCCGGCGCCCGCTGACCACTCCAACGGGCCCTGTGCGCGCGAAAGGCCCACCCCGTTGTCACTCAGAAAGGACCATGACCCCATGCCCACCCGACACTTCACCCACAACGAACTCGCCGCTCTCGGCGTACCGCCGGACGACCCCGATGACATCGAGTTCGACGAGCACGTCCTCAGCGACCAGCAAGTCAGCATCCTGAAGTACACGGCGCTGCGCAGCTGCGTGTTCCGCGCCCCCGACGACGGCAAGACGTACGCCGTCGGCTACGAGGCCCCGATCGACGTTGGTGACTACGAGGTCGGCGCCGGTATGCCGGACAACAACGGCTGGCGCACGGCCACGGTGGAGGGACTGGAGGTGGAGGAGCGCGAGGTCACCGTCACGCAGTGGGTGCCTGTCGATGACGAGTTCCCGGTCGGCGAGTACCGGATGTCGACCCGCCCGCAGACAGAGCAGCACTACGAGGAGTGCCCCGCCTCGGAGGCTGAAGGCCAGCCGTGCCACTGCGAGGGGATCGACCAGGCCGAGGAGAACTACAGGCAGGAGCCGCCTGGCTTCCTTGGCTGACGGGGCGGGTCGCACACTGGGGTGATGGAGTCGCAGATCATTCGGCCCGGCCACCTCACCGCCCACCAGACCGCCCAGCAACTCGGCATCACCCTCGGAGGCGTCCGCCAGCTCGTCCGGCGCGGACGCCTCCACCGCTCCGGCGGCACCGTCGGACAGCCCTGGTACGCCGTCGACGAGGTCACCGCCCTCGTCCTCACACGCCGCACGAACAGGCCGCTGATCAAGTCCGCTTGACCGCAGGTCAACGCAGTGTCACGCTTTCCGCGTACAGCCATGCCCGCACACGGGCCCCACACCACTCACGACGAAGCCCCCAGGTGACCTGAACCCTGGGGGCTTCGTCGTGCCCGGCGGCGGTGCGGAAGGGCACGGGCGAGGGGCAGCCTGACCGCGTCGCCGCCCACCCAACGGAGGCGCCATGGAGATCCCGAAGCGCGGCACCCCGGAGTACAGATGGTGGACGGCTGGCGCCGAAGCCGAAGCGCAGTCACGGCTCGAAGGGCGCAGCAAGGCAGGCCGGGACGTCACATCCTTCGTGGACGCGCTGGCCGAGCATCATCACGAGATGGACTACGCAGACATCGCCGTCTACGTCCTCGGGGTCTTCGGACTCACGGAACGACGCTTCCGCACCATGCGGTCACGTGCACGACTGGCCCTATGGGTGCTCAGGAAAGGGAAGGGCCGGACACCGATACGCCGTGCCCGCTGACAGGCAGGAGCCTCCGCGATGCTCACTCGGTCTGAGGCGCCCCGCAGCGCCGCCGACGCCGCCCACCAGCTCGCCCGGCAAGGCGCGCACGTCCACCTCGTCTCCGACGGACACAGCACGTGCCTGAAGGGGACGTGCGCGGCGCCCCCTCTCGACCTCCCCGACACCGTGCGCGACCGGGCCCGCCTCACTCGCCTGATCCTCGCCGTCGAGTCCCGCCGACGCTGACGACGTCACAGGACGGACACAGGCCGTACGGGCGCCCCCGCGCGGCGGCATGATGCCCCCTCAGCACCACAACGCCTTGGGGGCACGATGAGCAACTACCGAGACATTCAGAGCGCCGTCCGAGTCGAGAAGCTCCGCATCTGGTTCGCCTGGATCTGCGGCAACGCCATCCTGCTGATGATCGCTACCGCCACCCAGGACATCCGCATCGTCAGCGTCATCACCGTCAGCATGCTCGTTCTCGGCTTCATCGCCCTCACCATCGCCCTCTTCCGCATGACCGGCGCCCTCAACCGCAAGGCGCTGGCCGCCCGCCGCGAGGTTCTCGGCGACGACCTGTAGGAGGTGGCGCCCGTGGCTGGCAACCCCCGCAACGGGCGCCCCTACCGACGGCTCTGCACCGCACAGCGCGCGCTCGGCCTGCCCTGTTGGTGGTGCGGCAAGCCCATCCGCTACGACATCACCGGCCCCCTCGCCGGCCGCCACCGCGACGCCTTCACCCTCGACCACGCCGTCCCACTCTCCCGAGGTGGCGACCTCCTCGACCCCGCCAACGCCCGCTCAGCGCACCGCCGCTGCAACTCGGCGCGCGGCAACCGCGCCGACCACAAGCGGCAGCCGGTGCGCGCATCACGGAGGTGGTGACCATGGCATCCGGCGAGACCGCCGGCACGCTTACGTGCCCCGTCTGCGAGCAGCCAGTGACGTACCCCGTGCGCCTCCGCCATCGCACCAGGGCTGAGGCAACGGTCGCCTTCGACCTTGCGCCCGTCCGCGAACACATGGCCAGCCACGAGGCCCGCGTCATCACGGAGTTGCCCCCGACAGCGAGGTGACGCTGCGTGCTGTACGTCGTGACCGGCCCTCCGGCCGCGGGTAAGTCCAGCTGGATCGAGGCACGGGCCAAGCCCAGCGACATCGTCATCGACCTCGACCGCATCACCCAAGCTCTCATGGGCCCTGGCGCCCCAGCGTGGTCCCAGCACCCCATCGCCATGAAGGTCGCCCACCGCGCTCGGTATGCGGCCATCGACGAGGCTGTGAAGCACCTCGCCGAGGTCGACGTCTACCTGATCCACACCATGCCCAGTGCCAAGTGGCTCGCTCGGTACCGGCGGCACGGGGCCGAGGTGGTGGCGGTGGACCCGGGCAAGGACGTGGTGATGCAGAGGGTCAGGGACATGCGCGCGCCAGGACTACAGGCTGTGGCGACGCGCTGGTACGCGCAGCGGGCCAAGCAGCGCAGCGAACACAAAGTCACCAAGCAGTCGTCCCGGACCTGGTGACCCTGCACGCGGCACCGGTGCCCGGCTCCCACCCCGAGTGACCCGATGAGCCGCTCATCGAAGGGTGGGGAGCGGCCGGCCGACGGCATCGCGCAGGGTCACGGATCGCCATCGGGGCAGGCAACGGGGTGATCGGCAGGTGTTCGGCCTGGGCGGGAGGGGGGCCCGAGTCCATCGTGAAATTGGGGAGACCGGGCGACCCAAACGCCCTTGTCGCCCTGTTTTTTGCGCGGCCGATTTGAAAGATCATTCCGCGCGAACTCGGTTCGGGCCTCCAAGTTTGCAGTCACCCTGAGTGACATCACCGAGAGTGACGGAGGGTGATGATCATGACGGTGGCCGACAAGATCGCCGACGAGCTTGACACTCTTCACGCCGAAGAGACTTCGCCCGGAATGGCGGCCGTCGCCCGGGATCTTGCGAAGGCGATCGACGAGAGCGACGCTCCGACCGCGAAGGCCGTCGCCGCCCGTGAACTCCGGTCGATCATGGCCGACCTCCGCAAGCTGGCCCCCGTCGGGGAGGAGGAGGACGCCGTCAATGACATCGCTCGCCAGCGAGAGAAGCGCCGGGCCGACGCCCGCAGAGCCGCCGACGGCTGACGGCCCCGTGTACGGCTGGCAGGAGCCCCCGATCCAGATCGCCCCGCCGTCGGTGTCGACCGCCGGGCAGGAGGCGATCGACCTGGCGCGGAAGGCGGGCCTGAAGCTGGACCCGTGGCAGCAACACGCGCTGCGGGTCGGCATGGCGGAGAAGGCCGATGGGACGTGGGCGGCGTTCGAGGTCGCGGTCAACGTGCCGAGGCAGAACGGCAAGGGCGGCATCATCGAGGCCCGCGAGCTATGGGGGCTTTTCATCGGCGGCGAGGAGCTGATCCTCCACTCCGCGCACGAGTTCAAAACGGCGAAGAACGCGTTCCGCCGAATCGAGCGCCTCATCCGGGGGTGCCCTGACCTGCACAAACGCGTGAAGCAGTACCGGCAGACCGTGGGCGAGGAATGGATCGAGCTGCACGACGGCGCGATGCTCCGCTTCATCGCCCGGTCCAAGGGTTCCGGCCGCGGGTTCAGCGGGCACAGCAACATGCTCGACGAGGACATGATCCTCGGGGACAACGAGATGGACGCGCTGCTGCCCACGATGGCCGCCATCGACGACCCGCAGATCTGGTACCTGGGCTCGGCGGGCATCGGCGCGCCCTCCGTACAGCTGGGCCGTCTGCGCCGGCGGGCGCTCAAGGCGATCGAGGACGGCGTTCCTGACCCGTCCCTGGCCTACATGGAGTGGTCGGCGGACCTGCACGTCAAGGAGTGCCCGAAGGACTGCACGGCGCACGACGACGCTGGCTCCGACGCGGCGGTCCTCAAGTCCAACCCGGCGGTCGGCTACCGGCTCTCCCTGGCCAAGGTGGCCAACGAGCGGGCCACCCTCAGCCCTGACGGCTACGCACGAGAGCGGCTCGGTGTGGGCGAGTACCCATCGGATGAAGAGGACGCCTGGCAGGTCATCGGCAGAGACGTGTGGGAGGCGCTGTCGGACGAGGAGAGCCAGCCAGCCGATCCGGTCTCCTTCGCGGTCGACGTGACCCCGGAGCGCTCGCACGCGTCGATCTGCGTGGCCGGCCGGTACGGGAGCGGGGTGCACGTCGAGGTTGTCGACAACCGGCCGGGCGCCGGGTGGGTGGCCGAGCGGCTGCGGGAGCTGGCCGAGCGGCACGGGCCGCGCTGCGTGGTCATCGACCCGGGCAGTCCGGCCGGCTCGCTCATCGCCGAGGTGACCGAGGCGCTGAAGGTCGACCCGGATGCGGAGGTCGGCGAGGACGAGGAGCCGCAGCCGCTCGTACCGGTCGTGCAGATGAAGACGCGGGATGTCGTCCAGGCCACCGGCCAGTTCTACGACGCGGTGGCGGCCGCCCGGATCTCGCACCTCGACCAGGCGCCGCTGGCGACGGCTCTGGCGGGCGCCAGGAAGCGCGAGTTGGGCGAGGCGTGGGCGTGGGCCCGCAAGGGCGTCGGCGTGGACATCACGCCGCTGGTCGGCGTCACCGAGGCCCGCTGGGGTCTGTTCGTGGAGATCGAGGAGCCGGAGGAGGAGGTGGAACCGTGGGCCGAGTTCGGCTGACGCGCGCGGCTCGCGCGCGGGCGGGTGTGCTGGCGGGTGGCGCCATGGCGGCCTCCGGCGCGGGTCTGGGGCTGGGGCTGGCGGTGGGCCTGGTGGTGGGCGGTGTGCTGCTGGTGGCGTACTGCCTGCTCCTGGCTGATACGGGCGGGGGCGGCCCGTGACGAGTCTGTGGCAGCGCTCCCGGCGCCCCCGGTCGGAGTCCCGGGACATCACGAGCATCGAGGACTACGCGGCCGCCCTCCAGGCGTCGCTGGGCTACGGCGGGTTCTCCGCCATGGGGATCACCCAGACACAGCCCGGCCAGGCTGCCGAGCGGGCGCCAACCGACCTGCCCGGGTACGCGCAGCTGTTCGCGACGAATCCAGTCATCTGGGCGTGCATGGTGGCCCGCATGTCGGTGTTCTCGGCGCCGCGGTTCACGTGGCAGCGGATGAACAACGGCACGCCGTCGGAGATGTTCGGCAACACCGAGCTGCGGCTGCTGGAGACGCCGTGGCCGGGCGGGACGACGCAGGACCTGCTGAACCGGGTGCTGCAGGACGCCGACCTGGCGGGCAACAGCTACTGGACGCGGCAGGACGACGAGGCCGTCCGGATGCGGCCGGACTGGGTACAGATCGTCCTCGAGCGGCGCCGGCATCCGCACGGCGGCGATCTGGGGTGGCGGCGGTACGGCTACTGGTACCAGGAGCCAGGCTGTGAGCCGGTGTTCCTGTGGCCGGAGGAGGTCGCGCACTTCGCGCCCACCCCCGACCCGCTGGCGACGTACCGGGGCATGTCGTGGCTCACCCCGGTGATCCGCGAGGTGCAGAACGACAACCTGATGGCCGCGCACAAGCGGAAGTACTTCGAGAACGCGGCCACTCCGAACCTGGTGGTCCGACTGGCTCGCGAGGTCACGCCGGAGGCGTTCGGCAAGTTCAAGGCGAAGATGGAGTCCTCGCACCGTGGTGTGGAGAACGCCTACAAGACGCTGTACCTGGGCGGTGGCGCTGATGTGTCGGTGGTCGGCTCGGACTTCCAGCAGATGGACTTCAGCAGCGTGCAGGGCGCTGGCGAGACCCGTATCGCGTCGGCGGCCGGGGTGCCGCCGATCATCGTGGGCCTGTCCGAAGGACTGAAGGCCGCCACCTATTCCAACTACGGCCAAGCCCGGCGCAGGTTCGCGGACGGCACGATTCATCCGCTGTGGCAGAACGCGGCCGGCTCCTTCGCCCCGCTGGTCACCCCGCCTGGCGGTGGCGGCTCGGGGGCTGTGCGCCTCTGGTACGACGCCCGCGGGGTGCCGTTCCTCCGGGAGGACGCCCGGGACGCCGCCGAGATCCAGGGCCTGGAGTCCCGGACGATCCGCACACTCGTCGACGCCGGGTACACGCCGGCGTCCGTGATGGCGGCCGTGCGGTCCTCGGACTGGTCGCTGCTCGTGCACACCGGCCTGTTCTCCGTGCAGCTGCAGAAGCCCGGCTCGCTCGATGAGCCCGCGGTTCCCGACCCGACCGAAGGAGGCTTGTGATGCCCGCCCTGTCCACCGTGACGCGCGACCTGGAGAGGTCTGCGCCGTTCCAGCTGGTTCGCGCCGACGGGGACGAGGAGGGCGACGGGCGGACCCTGTCCGGGTACGCGGCCCTCTTCGGCTCACCCACCGAGATCAACTCGTGGGAAGGCACGTTCACCGAGACGATCCGCAAGGGCGCCTTCAAAAAGACGATCCGCGAGCAGACCCCGGTGATGCAGTTCGACCACGGCCGGCACCCGCTCATCGGCTCCATCCCCATCGGAGCCATCAGCGACCTGCGCGAGGACGACCAGGGCCTCTACGTCGAGGGCCGCATCACCGACAACTGGCTGATGCAGCCCGTCCGTGACGCGATCGCCGAGAAGTCGGTGAACGGCATGAGCTTCCGCTTCGAGGTCGTGCGCGAGGAGTGGCGCGACGTCAACGGGAAGATCGTGAAGCCGGAGGAGGTCTACGACCTGCTGTGGATGCCAGGCGACCGCGGGCCCCTGCAGCGCGAGCTGATCGAGCTGAAATGCCGCGAGCTGGGCCCTGTCGTCTTCCCGGCCTACGCGGGAACCAGCGTGTCCGTCCGGGCCCGGGACGTCGCCGACGGCCTGGCCCTCGACGACGAGATGACCCGCCGCATCCGCCACTCCCTCGCTCGCGACGCCGCAGCCCCGTCCGTACCTGACGACCCGGAGCTGCGGCGCGAGGTCGCCACCGCGCTCCTCTACCAGCGGCCGGGCCTCCCGGTGCTGCCGCCTGATCAGCGTCCGACTCGACCAGCCGCGCCGCCCGCTGCCGGGCACCCGGCCCCCGACCGTTCCACCGACGCGCCGCTCACTCCCGAGCACCCGCCGGCCCCGAGCACCACTGACGCGCCGCCCGCCGATGGGCACCCGTCGCCATCCGAACGCACAGCACGCATGCGTCCCCAGCTCGCCGAGATCGGCGGCCTGATGGATGACGTCCTGGCGTCCATCGACACTCAGAAGGAGACCGGCTGATGCCTCAGCTTCAGCTTTCCCACGGCCAGGCGGTCATCCGCCTGCGCGACATCCGCGCCCAGCTCGAAGAGCTGGAGAAGCGCGACAGCCTGACCGCCGAGGACGAGCAGACCTTTGACGAGCTCACCCGAGAGTTCGCCGAGGTCGACGACCACCGCCGCCAGCTGGAGCGCCGCAGCGCCCTGGAGCGGGTCCGCGCCGCCACCCAGGCCACCGACCGCACCCCGCCCGCCCTGGGCATCGAGCGGGGCACGCCCACCGGCCGCAGCGGGTCCTACGATCTCGACCCGATCCTGAACCCTGACTCGGTCGAGGACCGCCGATTCCGCAACCCGTGGGACCTCGGAGAGGTGCGGACCTTCAACCGCTCCCCCGAGGACCTCGGGCAGGAGCTGCGGGCCCGCGCGCTGTGCGCGGTCGAGAAGATGGCTGGTGCCAACGACCGCATCCGGTCGACGGCCACGGACATCATCGAGGCCTGGGACGACAAGCGCGGCACCCTGTCCCGTATGTGCCTGGCGACGTCCTCGCCGGAGTACATGCGTGCGTGGTCCAAGCTGGCTCGCGGCAAGGGCCACATGGTGACCCCCGAGGAGCAGCAGGCCCTGGAGCGCGCGATGTCTCTCACGGACAACGCGGGCGGCTACCTGGTGCCGTTCCAACTCGACCCGACGGTCATCATCACGTCGAACGGGTCGATCAACCAGATCCGCCAGGTGGCCCGGCAGGTTGTGGCGACCGGGGACGTCTGGAACGGTGTCAGCGCGGGCGCCGTGTCGTGGCGGTGGGCCGCCGAGGGCTCGGAGTCGGGGGACAACGCGCCTGCCTTCGGCCAGCCGACCGTCCCCGTCCACAAGGCGGACGGCTTCGTGCCGATCTCCATCGAGGCGATGGACGACGCCGAGAACGTCACCACCGAGGTCGGCAAGCTGCTGGCCTTCGGCAAGGACAGCCTGGAGGCCGCAGCGCTCGCCACCGGCTCCGGCGTCGGCCAGCCGACGGGCATCGTCACCGCGCTCACCGGAACGTCCTCGATCGTCACCTCGACGACCGCAGACACCTTCGCCTCCGGTGACGTCTACAAGACCGACACCGCGCTGCCGGGACGGTACCGGCCGAACGCGGCATGGCTGGCGAACCGCGGCATCTACAACGCGATCCGCCAGTTCGACTCCTCGGGCGGCACGAACCTGTGGGAGCGGATCGGCGCCGACGTCCCGCCGCTGCTGCTGGGCCGCAAGGCCCTGGAGTCGGAGGACATGGACGGCGTGGTCACCGCGGCGGCGGAGAACTACGTGACGGTGTACGGCGACTTCGACAACTACGTCATCGCCGACCGCATCGGCATGAGCATCGAGTTCCTGCCGCACCTGGTGGGCGCGAACCGCCGGCCGACCGGCCAGCGCGGCTGGTACGCCTGGTACCGGGTCGGCGCCGACTCGGTGAACGACGGCGCGTTCCGGATGCTCAACGTCACCTGATCCAGCCCGCCAGACGGCCGGGAAGCCACTCGGTTTCTCGGCCGTCGGCGTTCCCCGAGAGGAAGTCACCATGAGGCAGAGCCTCTACAACGTGGCGCGGGCGAAGGCGACGCTGGCCATCGCGCTGCGCACGAACGGCACGGTCAACGGCACCACCGTGGACCTGCACGAGAACAAGGACGCGTCCCGCTCGGCGATGCTCGTCGTGCAGACGGGCACGATCACCGACGGCTCGCACGCGGTCATCCTGCAAGAGTCCGACGACAACTCGGCGTGGGGCACGGTTGCGGCAGCCGACTTGCAGGGCTCCGCACCGACCGTCGTGGCCGCCGACGACGACGTGCTGTTCGAGCTGGGTTACAAGGGCTCGAAGCGCTACCTGCGCGCGTCCGTGACCACGTCCGGCGCCACCACGGGCGGCACGTTCGGCGCCGTCATCGTGCGCGCCTTCCCCCGCCGCGCCCCGATCGCGCACAGCTGAGGAGCACCATGAAGCGCTGCACCGAGTCGTTCACCATCTGGCGCGACGGCGCCCCGGTGGCGTTCGCCGTCGGCCAACTGGTCGACGACAAGCATCCGATCCTCAAGAGCCACAAGCACCTGTTCGCCGAGCCGGAGGCCAGCACCGGGCAGATGACGGCCGCGGTGCTCAGGCCGGTCGAGCAGGCCACCCACGAGCCGGGCGAGAAGCGCACCCTGACACCGCCCGAGCAGACGGCCCGCCAGAGCGCGGACGACCGGAGGCCGTTCGATCCGGGCGAGCACAAGGCGCCCGAGGTCATCGCGTACCTGAAGGACGCCAACGAGGAGGAGCGCGCCCGCGTCCTGGCCGCCGAGGCGGACGGCCAGAAGCGCAAGGGCATCCTCGGCGACGCCTCCACCAAGGAGTAGGAGAGGCGCGTGCCGTTCGACCTCGGCGCCACGGTGCGCCTCACCGCCGACTGCCTCGACCCGGACGGCACGCTTACGACGGCCACCACCGCAGCGGTGACCGTGACACTGCCGGACGGCACCACAGCCAGCCCGGCAGCCTCAGAGACTGCCACCGATGGGCGGTACCAGGCGGACTTCGTCACCACTGCGGCCGGCCGCCACACGGTGCGCTGGGTGTGGTCCGGGCCCGCGCACGCCTACACGGACATGTTCGACGTCCGCGAGGCAGCCCCGCCCGCGATCATGTCGCTGGCCGACGGGCGGCGGCACCTGAAGAAGACCGACACCGCTGACGACGAGGAGATCCGCTCCTGGATCGGGGCGTGCACCCGGGCGGTTGAGATGTTCGTGGGCCCGGTGGTCCCCCGGACAGTCACCGAGCGCGCGCGTTTCACCAGCGCCCGCTCGGTGGCGCTCACGCTCACCCCGTGCCTGGAGCTGGTGTCCGCCACGTCCCCCCGCCCGGGCGGGGTTTCCTACGCGGTTGATGACCTGGATCTGGACCTGGAGACGGGTGTGGTCGAGACCGCCGCCGGAAACCTGCTGTACGGGCCGCTCGACTTCACGTACCGGGTCGGCCGGCTGGTCGTAGGCGACAACATCACGTCAGCTTCGCGGATCATCCTCCAGCACCTGTGGCGTACCCGGCAGGGCCCGGGCCGGCCGCAGCGGGGCACCGAGGACTTCGACGTCACGGAGCCCCTGCCCGGTCTGGGATTCGCCATCCCCAACCGGGCCGTGCAGCTGCTCGAACCCGACCGACTGCCGCCGGGGGTGGGGTGAATGGCCACCTCTGCCCTGCCGGGCGCCATCAGTGCGCTGCTGGAGATCCTCCGATCGGCAAACGACCTGGACGGCCTACAGATCCTCGATGGGCCGCCGGTCGACGACATCGCCACCTCCGACTTCCTGGCCGTGGGCTGGTCGGGCGGCGAGGACCAGGGCGCGGAAGCTGTGCAGGACTTCAACGCCGCCGGGGCCCGGACCCGGGACGAGGACTTCACGATCGTGTCCGTCATCGACGTGTGGTCCGGTGACGACGGCTTCTCGGTCGTCCGGGACCGGGCCTTCGCGATCCTCGGGATCGTCGAGCAGGCGATCAGGGCCACCGGCCCGAACCCTGACGCACCGACCCTGAACGGCACCGTCCTGTGGGCGCATCTGACACGCGCGTCGCTGCGCCAGTACTTCACCGACCAGGGCGCACGGGTGGCCCTGGGCTTCACGGTGTCCTGCCACGCCCGCATCTGAGAAGGAGTCCTGTCATGGCGCGTGTGCGCTTCCTGGGGCCCGAGCAGGTCACCGTGCCCGAGCTGGGCCGGACCGTCGAGCCCGACGAGATCGTCGAGGTTCCCGACGAGAGGTGCGAGGGCTACGCCTGCCAGCCCACGACGTGGGAGGTAGTCGAGCCGCCCAAGTCCCACGACTCGTCGGCCATCCCATCGCACGCCGAGGCGCACAAGGCCCCGGCGAAGAAGACCGCGGCCAAGCCGCAGAAGGAGGACTGATCCATGGCGATCGGATCGGGTCTCGGCGCCCAGCTCGGCATCGCGGCCGAGGTCACGTACGGCACGTTCGTCGCACCGGCGAAGTTCATCGAGTTCACGAAGGAAGGCCTGGCGCTCAAGAAGACGACCGCGCAGTCGGCGGGGATCGCCTCGGGCCGTCTGTTGCCGCTATCGGCGCGGCGGGTGCTGACCCGGCAGGAGGTCCAGGGCAGCATCGACCTGGAGATCACGAACAAGAGCATGGGCGTATTGCACCAGGCGCTGATGGGCACCACGGTCACGCCCGTACAGCAGGCGGCGACGGCCGCGTACCTGCAGACGCACACCCTCGCCTCGGTCGCGGGCAAGAGTTTGTCTATCCAGAAAGGCGTGCCCTTGACGACGGGCACGGTGACCGACAAGTCCTTCGTGGGCTGCAAGGTCACCAGCGCCGAGTTCTCGTGCTCGGTGGGCGAGATGTTGATGGGCACGTTCGAGTTCGACGGCAAGAACTGCGACGAATCGCAGACGCTCGGCGCGGCAAGCTACCCGTCGATGTCGCCCTTCCACTTCGGGCAGATGGCGGTCAAGACCGGATCGTTCGGTGCGGAGGCGGCGCACGACGGCATCCGCAAGATGTCGTGCAAGATCGAGCGGCCGCAGGACACGGAAAGGTTCTACGCCGGGCAGGCCGGGCTCAAGAAGGAGCCGATCGAGAACGACCAGGTCAAGATCACCGGCAGTATCGAGACCGACTACGTCGGGACTGCCCTCGATGACCTCCACACCAGTGACGCTGCGACGTCGCTCGTGTGGGAGTTCATCGGCCCGGTGATCGAGACGACGTATTTCGAGACGTGGCGGCTGACGCTGCCCGCGATCCGTATCGACGAGGGCCCTCCGGTTGTTGATGGCTTCGGGGTCGTGAAGCCGACGTTCAACTTCACCGGCCTCTTCGACGGCACCAACCAGCCGAAGATCGAGATCATCTCCACGGACGTCACGCTGTGAGGTGAGGTCGCATGGTCCAGGACATCCGGATCACCGGCACCGGCCAGCTGCTGGAGCTGTCACGGCGGCTACGTGCGGCTGGCCACGAGAACATCCGCAGCAGCTTCCAGCGCCGCATCCGCCGGGCGGCCGAGCCGCTGCGTGACGACCTGCAGGACACGGTCCGCAGTCTGAACATCGCGTCCCAGGGCCGGAAGGCCGGCGGCCGCGGCGGCCGCTCGCCCACCACTCGGCCGTTGCGGGCGACGATCGCTGAGGCGATCCGTATCAGCGTCCGGACGGCCGGCGCCCCGGGCGCCCGCGTCTATGTCGACAGAGCGCGGCTTCCGTCGGACATCCCCATGGGCCTGGTGAACCGCCTGAATGACGGCCGGGTCAGGCACCCCGTGTTCGGCAACCGTCGCCGGTGGGCCCAGCAGACCACGACGCCGCTGTGGTGGGACAAGACGGTCCGATCCCACCAGCCGCGTATCACGCGCGAGGTGGAGCGCGTCGTGGACGACGTGCGCCGCCGACTCGAATAGGAGCAACCGTCTTGATCATCATCTACACCCCCGCCGACGGCGAGGCCGAGCACTACGACGCGAAGGACCTCCTCGTGTCGGAGGCGGCGATCGTGCAGCGCACGATCGATATGAAGTGGGGCGAGATCCAGCAGGGCCTGGAGCACGAGGATCTGGACGCGATGCGCGGCATCGTGTGGGTCCAGAAGAAGCGCCGCCAGCCGACCCTGCGCTTCGGGGACTTCGACCCCAGGGTCGACGAGATGGTCACCCGGATGTCCCGGCGGGAGGTCACCGACTACGTCGAGAACGCCTTCGGCATGGTCGGCACCGACCCGGAGTTGACCGTGGAGAAGGTGGCGGAGATCCTCTCCGAACTCCCGGACACCGCGGCGGCTGACCCCGAGCACGCGCGCGCCCTGATCGAGCAGATGGCCAAGGGCCCAAAAGAGGACCCGGAGCCGGAGCCCGAGGGGTAGGCGGAGGGCGGCGAGTCGTCGAGCCCGAGCCCGACATCGAACTCGCCCGAGACCAGTACCTCCCCCTCTTCGGACACCTCCTCCACTACACCCCTGGCGTCGTCGACGGGCTGACCGTCGTCGACTTCTACAACCTCACCGCCTGGATCGAACTCCACAACCAGGCCCAGTCGGAAGGCGGTGAGTAGCGGTGCCGTCGATGAACTTCGTCCTCACCGGCCGGGACGCTCTCAGTCGCGTCCTGGACCGTGCCGGGGATGCCAGCGACCGCCTGGGCCGCCGCCTGCTGTCGGCGTCCATCAACGGGGACGCCGCCATGCGGCGGTTCACCACCAACGCCTCCCGCCACCTCGCTGGCCTGGAGCGGGACCACCAGGCCGGCGCGAAGGCTGTCGACCAGCTGAAGAAGGCCACGTTGCTGCTGGCGCCGGCCGCGATCCCGGCAGCTGCATCGCTGGCCCCGCTCGCCGCCGGGGCCGGGACGGTCGCCGTCGCCCTGGGTGTCATGGGCGCGGCCCTGGTCCCGCAGATTTCCCAGCTGTCGGACGCCGCCGAGGCGCACAAGAAGTACCGCGACGCGGTCGACAAATCGGGGGCCACCTCCAAGGAGGCCGTCACCGCGCAGGCCGAGTACCAGCGCCTGATCGCGAAGATGCCGCCGGAGACCCGGCAGGCGGCGGCCGCGGTGTCCGTGCTGAAGGAAGAGACCCGCGAGTGGTCGAACTCGCTCGCCGGGGACACGATGGCGCCGCTCGTGAAGGGCGTCGCCCTCACCAACGCGCTGCTGCCCAAGACCAGAGACCTGGTCAAGGGGACCTCCGCAGAGACCGGCCGGCTCATGACGATCCTCGGCGGCGCGATGGCGTCGCCCGGTTTCGACGCGCTCAACGCCAAGTTCACCACCTTCTCCAACCGGACCCTGCGCGACCTCAACACCGAACTCGTCGGCCTGCTGCGCACCTCGCAGTCCGGCGAGGTCGGGCAGAACGCGCGCGAGTTCATGGCCTGGGCGCGGGCTCAGGGTCCGACCGTCGCGAGCGTCCTGAACAACATCGGCACCACCCTGATCCACGTCCTCGACGCGGGCAGTGACGTCGGCGTCGGCCTGCTCCAGGTCGTCGACGTCCTGACCGGGCTGGTGTCCGCAGTGCCCCCGTCGGCAATCGCGATCTTCCTGCAGCTGGCGATCGCGCTGAAGCTGACAAAGGCGGCCGCGCTCGGCCTGGTCGCCGCGCGCACCGCGCTCGCCGGGTTCGGCGTCGGGCTCGTCGCGATGAACACCGCAGCCGCCGCTGCGCCCGGCCGGCTGGCTGCGGTCAGGGCCGCCGTGTTGGCGCTCAGTCGCACCACGAAGATCGCCATGGCGGGCACCGGGATCGGCCTCGCGATCCTCGCCATCTCCGAACTCGCCGAGCGCAGCGGGCACGCACCGCCGGACGTCGACAGGCTCACCACGTCTCTGCGTGAGCTGGGCTCCACGGGCAAGGTCACCGGCGAGGCCGCAAAAGCTTTCGGCAGTGACCTGAGTGACCTGCACGGCAAGGTGCGGGCGCTCACCGATCCGTCGACTGCGGACGAGGTGCAGCAGTTCCTCGTCGGCTGGACCGGGTGGGACAGCACGCCGGTCAAAGAGGCCAAAGAGAACATCGATGCGATCGACAAGTCCCTTGCGGGCATGGTGCAGGCGGGCAACGCCGACCTGGCGGCGGCCGCCCTCAAGGCGCTGACCAAGGAGTACGGCAAGGGCGGCCGGGACGCCGGCGAGTTCACCAAGCAGCTCGACGACTACAAGACCTCGCTGAAGGACGCCAAGTTCGAGCAGGACTTGGCGGCCGCGAGTCAGGGTCTGTTCGGCAAGCAGGCGCAGAAGACGCAGGCCGCGCTCGCCGCGCAGAAGGCATCAGCGGATGGACTGCGGCAGTCCCTCGTCGCGCTCAACGACGTGAACCGTCAGGGTCTCGGCGGCATGATCGGCTTCGAAGCCGCCATCGACTCGGCGGCGAAGGCAGCCAAGGAGAACGCCGGCGCCCTCGACATGGTGGGCGGCAAGCTCGACCTGAACAGTCCGAAGGCGCAGGCCGCAGCAACCGCCCTGAATGACCTGGCGTCGAAGACCGACGAGGCGGCGACAGCGGCGAGGGAGTCGGGCTCCAGCTGGGAAGCCGTCAGCGGGATCTACTCGCGTGGCCGCGGGGAGTTCATCAAGTCCGCGCAGGCCATGGGTCTCACGAAGAAGCAGGCTGGCCAGCTCGCCGACCAAATCCTGAAGATCCCGAACAAGACCACCCGCGTCAAGATGGACAAGGAAGACGCCCAGCGTGGTCTGGAGGCTTTCAACGCTGCGGTGAAGCGCGCGCCCGGATCGAAGAGCGTCACGCTCAAGACGCTCAGCAAGTCCGCCGAGACGGTGCTGACATCGTTCGGCCTGAAGGTCCGCCGCCTGCCGAATGGACAGGTGGAGGTGACCGCGGCGACGGGCGGGGCGCTGAGCGGAATCCGGAACGTCTCGGGAGCGCTCAACGCGCTGGACGGGCGTGTCGTGACTACGCACGTTCAGACGTTTTACACGTACAAGGGCAAGAGCATGTCGGAGTGGTCGGCCGGGCGTATGGCCACCGGCGGCCCGATCGGATACCCGAGTGGCGGTCCGATCAACGGCCCTGGCACGGGCACCTCCGACAGCATCCCGATCATGGCGTCCAACGGCGAGTACATGATCAACGCCAAGGCGACGGCCAAGTACCGGCCCCTCATCGAGGCCATCAACGAGGACCGCCTCGGCACCGGGGCCGGGATGGGCGGCGCCGGCTCCGCGGTCGCCGCCGGGCTCGCTGGAGGCATGGCGGCCGGACTGCCGATGGTGAAGGGGGGCGCGCGCCAGCTGGCCGCGGCGGTCATCGCCGGGATGCGCGAGGAGCTCCAGATCGCCTCGCCGTCGAAGCGGACGAAGGCGCTGGCGGCGGACGTCGGCAAGGGCCTGATCGTCGGCATGACCGGCAGCAAGGACAAGATCAAGGCCACCGCGAAGGACTTGGCAGCCGACATCTGGAAGGCCTTCGACGGGTCCAAGGACAACAGGTTGGTCGCGATGGTCAACCGGCAGACGAAGAGGCTCCTGAGTCTCGCGGGCCAGCGGGACAAGATTGCCGCGACGATCAAGGCCGCGAAGGAGTTCGCCGAGTCGTCCCGGGTCAAGGCCAAACAGGACGCGGGCCTGGGCACGATGTTCGGCGGGGACCAGGAGGAGGTATCCGCCGGCGGCATCAAGGGCAAGCTCGCCTCCCGCCTGGAGAAGATGCGTCAGTTCTCCCGGTACATCTCCGAGCTGGCCAAGCGCGGCCTGAACAAAACGATGCTGCGCGAGATCCTGGAAATGGGGCCTGAGCAGGGCTACGCCTACGCGTCCGCCCTGGCCGGGGCGGACAAGGCGACGTTCACCCAGATCAACTCGACCCAGTACGCAATCAACGACGAGGCGAAGAAGCTGGGCCGCAAGGGCGCCGACGCCCTGTACGACTCCGGCAAAAACGCCGGGCGCGGGTTCCTCGCCGGACTGGCGTCGCAGCAGAAAAGCATCGAGGCCCTGATGGTGAAGATCGCCAAGGGGATGCAGAAGGCCCTGCGCAAGGCGCTCGGCATCAGGTCCCCCGCCAGGGCCATGATCCCCGACGGCATCAACACCGCCCGCGGTGTCGGCGTCGGTCTCATCGAGGGGCTGCCGTTCATCGACCGCGCCATGGACACCATGGCCGGCCGGATGGCGGGACGCGCGGCCCCGGGGTTCGCGGCCGTGGCCGGGCGCCCCGCTGTCGTCGCCTCGTCCGGTCCACAGCGGGTGCGGGTGGACATCAACGTGTCCGGGACGTCGGACCCGGTCGCGGTCGCCCGCGAGCTGCAGCGCCAGCTGCTGCAGCTCAAGCGGGCGACCGGCATCAACGTGAGTCTGGGAGTGGGGTGATCGCGTGCCGCTGCTGGTGGAGATGGGGTGGGGTGGCCTGGTGCAGGCGCCCACCACCATCGCGTGGACGGACATCTCGACGAGGGTCGACGAGGTCCAGGGCGTCAGCATCACCCGGGGTGCGGCCGACGAGCTGAGCGAGACGCAGGTGGGCACGGCGACGCTGTTCCTGGACAACCAGGACGGGGCGCTCACGCCGGGTAACTCGCTCAGTCCGTACTCGCCGTTCGTGCGGAAGCTGGCGCCGATCCGGATCAGTGTCGCGGTCATGCCCACCCTCTCCGGATCGGCGCCGTACCCGATGGCCATGCTCGGTGACACCTTCGACGACGGCCGCGTCAACTCCACGCTCTGGCCCACGAACACGAGCGGGACGGGGGCAGAGACCGCCGAGGGCCGACTCCGCATCACGATCTCCCCGGGCGTGGATACGAACTTCACGTCCGCCCGGCAGTGGAGCCTGGCGGGCAGCAAGCTGACCGCGAAACTCGCGGCCGTGCCCGCGCTCAACGGATCGTCGAACTGCGCGGCCTCGCTGTGGGTCACCTCGACCACGGCCGGCACCCGGCTCGGCTGGAGGTACGACGCGAGCACCGGCATCATCAGCGCTCAGTCGCAGACCGGGTTCGCCGACGGCTCCGCTGTGAACCTGACGTACAGCGCGATCGACCACGCCTGGCTGCGGGTGCGGGAGTCGGGCGGCACAGTGACGTGGGAGACCAGCGGCGACGGGTTCATCTGGACGTCCCGTCGCACCCTGGCCACCCCCGCGTGGGTCACCTCGCAGACCCACGCCGTCGACTTCCCCACCACCCGCACCGGCGGCACGTCCGGCTACATCGAGTGGGACCTCCTCGGCGCGGAGATCCGGCCCCGCTTCTGGGGCGTGGTCAACGAATGGCCGGTGCGCTGGAAGGGCCTGTCGTCGAAAGTGGTGATCACCTGCTCCGACATGCTGAAGCGGCTCGGGACCGCGCCCGCGCTGCGGTCGGTGCTGGCCGAGGAGATCCTTCACCAGGACACCGCCGGCATCCCCGGCACCCTCTCGGCGTACTACCCGCTGTCCGAACCGGCCGATTCCACGGCGGCCGGCGACATCTCCGGCGGCGGCTGCGGCGCGCTCGCCCTCACCCAGGTCGGCAGCGGCGGGACGCTCGAGTTCGGCGGCGAGGGCCTGGCCGAGACGGGCGAGAGCGCACCGACGTTCACCCCGGCATCCTCGTCCGCAGGCAAGTACCTCACGGCTGACGTGGGTGCCGTGTTCGAGGCCGCCTCCGACGCACAGCAGATGATCGTGGAGTGCTGGATCAAGACCACGACGGTGAGCCGGGCGATCCTCGGCCTGTACTCAACCGGCCTGGACAACCAGGTGGTTCTGACCCTCAGCGCCTCCGGCGAGCTGGTGCTGGAGTACACCGACAGCGGCGGCACCCTGACCACGCTGAACACCGCCGACGTCGTAGCCGACGGCCAGTGGCACCACATCGTGCTCGACATGGCCGCCACCAACAAAGCGACATACATCGACGGCGCACTCGGGGTCATCACCCTGAACAACCCCCCGGACATGCACGGGATACGGCATCTGCACGTCGGCGGGTACCGCGGTGGCCGCCTGTTCAACGGGCAGATCGCCCATCTCTCGGTCACCCACTGCCCCACGCAGACCACCTCGCTGATGATCACGGAATTCGTGGAGACGCGCTACGAAGCCGGGACCACAGCGTTCGCGGGCGAGGACGCCGACGTCCGCGTCGCACGCCTGGCCCGGTACGGCGGCGTGAACTCCGTGACCGTGTGGGGCAGCACGTTCGACGCGGTCGCCTCCCAAGGGCCGGCCGGATCCAACGCGCTGGCCCGGATGCGGGAGGTGGAGACGACCGAGGCGGCGAAGCTGTTCGCCGAGCGGGACTGGTACGGCATCGCCTTCCAGTCGCGGGACATCCGCTACAACCCCTCGCCGTCGAGCGAGGTGTTCACCATCGCCTACGCCGACCTGGACACCGACGAGGTCGAGGCCTCCGACGACGACCAGAAGATGGTCAACATCGTCGAGGCCTCCCGGCCGGGTGGGGCCACGCAGCGGGTGACCGCGCCGGCCTCCGTCCTCGCCTACGGGGAGAAGCCCCAGCAGCTGGCGCTGCTGAAGACTTCCGACCTCAGCGTCATGGACGCGGCGGCCTGGCTGGTGTCCCGGTATGCCGACCCGCCGACCGAGCTGCGTGAGGTACCGATTGAGGCCTACACGATGTCCACCTACCTGGACATCCTCGACGCCGACATCGGCTCGTACTTCTCCGTCACCGGCCTGCCGCCGCAGGCGCCGGCCTCGTCGATGCGGGTCACCGTCGAGGGCTACACCGAGACGATCAAGCGCAACAGTCACGTGATCCAGTTCCACACCAGCAAGTCGGCGACCGACAGCGTGTGGGTGCTGGACGACGCCGTGTACTCCGTCCTCGGATCGACGACCCGCCTCGCCTACTAGGAGGTCACATGCTGATCGCCGTGGTCCGGGCGGAGACGTTCTACCTGCCCTCCCACCCGCACCGCCCTGACGCCTGGGCTCTCGTGCCCCCGGCTGAGCGGGTGTTCCGCTGGTACGAGGACCGCGTCCAGCGCCGGGTGCGCCCGCCCGACGGGCACGTGATCGGGCAGAAGGCCTACGCGCGGATCAACCACAACCGGTGGGTGGCCGACTGCCCGTGCGGCTCCGCGCAGGTCGTCACACCGGCCGACCCCCGGATGGCGTGCACGGAGTGCGGCTACGGCTGGCTCGCCCTCGTCTTCCCGGAGAACGTGACCGCCGTCGAGGCGAGCGTCGCCGACGAATTGCCGCACCTGCGGAACTGGTGGCACCCCGACGACCCGGTCAGCTGGGGGCACCCGCCCTCCGACGCCGTAGACCCGCTCGCCGAGGAGGCACAGCAGTGACGTTCGCTCCGCGTACCTGGGTGGTCGGCGAGGTCGTGACCGCCGCCTTGCTCAACCAGGAAATCCGCGACCAGTTCAACACCTTCTTCGGCGCCTGGACCGACTACAGCGGCACCTTCGTGTGGGGGGCCGAGTCCGGCACGCAGCCCGCTATCGGCAACGGCACGATCGTCGCCCGCTACATGAAGATCGGCCGGACGGTCGACTACCTGCAGCGCCTCACCATGGGCAGCACCACGACCTACGGCAACGGCGCCGGCGCCGCGAACTACTACTACTCGCTCCCGGCGGCGCCAGCCGCCACATGGTCCGGGCACCGGGGCCAGTGGGTGGTATGGCGGGACGAGTCCGCGTCCCTCAACCAGCACGGGACCGCACAGTGCAGCACGGCCAACCACGCCAACGGATCGCTGCGGCAGCTCGCCACCCCCGGCACTGCCGCCGCCGCGTTCTGGGACAGCGTCGCTCCCTTCGCGGCGCTCGCGGCCGATGACGTGATGTGGCACCAGGGCCGCTACGAAGCCGCTGCCTAGACCGAGAGGAACCCATGGACTACCCCTACATCGAGGTGCAGGCCAGGAACACCGACGGCGCCCGGGCCACCGCGCTCGTCCAGTGCACGAGCGGGGACCTGGCCGTCACCGAGGACGACATCGTCACCGCCGTGAGCGAGCGGCTCGCGGCCGTGGACGGTGTCACCAGCGTCACCGCCACCCGCCACCACATCGCGCAGACTCCCGTCTGACCTTCGCGCCCCACCGCCCCGCCCCGCGCCATCCGGCCGGGGCCTTCGTCATCTCTGGAGGTCCGGTTGAGTGGAGTCCGCGTCGTCTCGCTGATATCCGACACCCCGCAGTCCATCCCCGCCGACGGGGAGTACCACCTCCTCCGGTTCCCGTACGCCATCGGCGAGGAGTCGTACGACGCGTGGGGCATGCACGACGCCATGCAGCCGGACGCCTACTCGGTGAGCAGCTGGTCACGCGATGACCGCTCCGGTCTGGTCTGGCCCTCGAAGAATGGCTGGGGCACGGTGCACGGCCTCGTCTACTGGGAGGCCGGCGGCTACACCGAGGTCCGCTCCCGTGTCGTACGCGACCCGCTGGGCATCGCAGGCGGCTACGACTCCACGTGTACCGAGGACGACGCCGCCACCCCGGGCGGTCAGTACCGCGCGAAGACGTGGGGCCTGTTCGTCAACCCGTCCACCCCGCTCGGGCTGATGGTCCGCCACAACGCGAGCACCGCCGTCAAGGTCACGCTCGCCGAATTCAAGCTCGTCATCACCGACGTCGAGCACCCCTAGTCCCGCTCCGCCCCGCCGCCCCGAGCCACCAGGCCGGGGCGTTCTTCATGCCCTGGAGGCACCGTGCCTGAGCAGCCCACTCCATCCGTCGGACAGGTCGTCCACTACGTCAGCTACGGAACCCCGGGCGGCGAGTACACCCGCGAGTGCCGCGCCGCGATCGTCACCGAGGTCATCAACCCCGACCTCGTCGGACTCGCCGTCCTGAACCCCACCGGGATGTTCTTCAACAGGGAGATCACGCACGACGAGAGCGGAACCGTCGGCGGCACCTGGCACTGGCCGGAGCGTGTGTGATGGCGGCCCCCCTGAGCGCGTCCAAGTTCCTCGCCGCGCTGAAAGCCGAGGGAGTGAAGGTCGTCGAGGTCGACGACTGGGAGGACCACAACCGCAACCACATGGGCCCGTGGGGGCCCGTCCACGGCGTGATGATCCACCACACCGTGACCCGAGGCACGGACGCCACAGTGCGGATCTGCCGCGACGGCTACACCCAGCTGCCGGGCCCGCTCTGCCACGGCGTCATCACCAAGGACGGCACCGTGCATGTCGTCGGTTACGGCCGCACCAACCACGCCGGCCTCGGCGACGACGACGTCCTCCGTGCGGTCATCGCGGAGAAGACACTGCCCGCACCGAACGAGGCGAACACCGACGGCAACCGCCACTTCTACGGCTTCGAGTGCGAGAACCTCGGCGACGGCCAGGACCCGTGGCCCGCTGCCCAGGTCGAGGCGATCGTGCGCGCGTCGGCCGCCCTGGTGCGGGCGCACGGCTGGGGCAAGGACGGCAACACCTCGGTCATCGGGCACCGCGAGTGGCAGCCGGGCAAGGTCGACCCGCGCGGGCCTGGCATCACCATGCCGGACGTGCGGGCCCGCGTTGCCGAGCGTCTGAAGCACCCGGCTTCCTGGTCGCCCGGCGGGACCGCCTCGTACACCGTGGCCAAGGGCGACACCCTCTGGTCGATCGCCGCGTCGAAGCTCGGCGACGGGAACCGGTGGCGAGAGATCGCCGACCTCAACTCCCTCAAGAACCCGGACGACATCACGCCGGGCCAGACCCTCAAGCTCCCCAAGAAGTGAGGTAGCACCATGGCATCACCGTCCGCACCCATCGAGAAGAAGGTCAAGCTGGCGACCGCGCTCACCTACCTGGTGGGCGTCGCCGGGCTGGCGATCGTCGGCGCCGTCACCGACGACCCGTCCCTCATCAGCTCCATGCCCGACGCGCTGGAGCCGTTCGTCCTCGCGATGCTGCCCGCGGCCGCCGCCGCGATCGGCGGGTGGGCAGCACCGCACACCCCGCGCAGCGACGCCTGACTGATCGGAGCTGCACGTGCCCGACGACCCGACGACCGGTGAAGTAGTCCGCCGCCTGGAGGACGTCCGCCAGGACCTGAAGGAGGACCTCCACGGAGTCGTCGCGCTCGTCGCCCAGAAAGTCGACACGGAGATCCTCCGCCTCGGCCAGCAGGCGCAGGACGAGCGGCACACCGCCCTCGTCAGCCGCGTCGCGAAGCTCGAGGAGCAGGCTGCGGAGAAGGACCGGCAGCGGCAGACGGACCGTCGCCTGATCTTCTTCAGTCTCGTCGTGCCCGTACTGCTGCTGGCGATCCAGCTGTACAACGCCAACAAGGGGGGCTCGTGAGCGCGCACAGAGTGCCACGCCGCGATCCGATCGCCCTGCTCATGGGCATCCTGCTCGCTCTGTTGGTGGCGTACATCTGGTGGCAGACATCGCAGTTGACGCACGACCTGCGCACCGCGAACCAGGCACGAGATGCGCTGGCCTCGCAGGTGCAGCAGCTCGGGGGGAAGCCCGTCGCCGGGCCGCCCGGATCCCGAGGCGAGCCGGGCGCATCCGTGACCGGACCGCCAGGGCCGTCGGGTCCACCCGGGCCACCGGGACCGTCAGGAGCGAACGCCACGGGCAAGCCCGGGGCGGACGGCGAGGACGGCACCCCCGGGGCCGCTGGACAGCCCGGGGAACCGGGCCAGGACGGCGAGTCCGTGACCGGCCCGGCGGGACCGCCAGGACCCCAGGGCGAGCCGGGGCCGGCCGGGCCTCAGGGCGAGCGTGGGGCGGACGGGAGAGATGGGGAAGACGGGCAGGCCTGCCCCGACGGGTACAGCCTCCAGGCGCCGGCCGACGACCCCGACGCGCTCATCTGCCGTCGTGACGGTGCCCCGCAGCCCGACGAACCTGGCAACGGCAACAACCCGCTCGCCGCTCTCGATCCCACCCGCCGCCAGTACCCGTAGCCCCACGACAGCGCCCCCTGCACGGCCCACAGCGGCCGTGCAGGGGGCGTTTTCGTCATGCTCGGGGTCAGTCGTCGAGGTCGATGGCGAAGTCGACGACGGTGGTGTCGCCGCGTCGCACGATCGGGTGGGCCACCTCGACGATCCGGCCCGTGTCAGCGATGTGGCGGCGGGTGTACCGCAGCACCGGCACCCCGGCGCCGATCCGCAGGGTCGCCGCCTCCAGCTCGGTGGGCATGGCCGACGTGAACGACTCCGTGATCCGCTTCACCGTGATGCCGAGGCTGGCCATCTGTGCCCGAGTCCCGCCCGGCCACGGCTCGTTGATCGGGTCGGCGACCGGTGTCCCGGCGACGTCCGCCCATCGCACGTAGGACGTGCTCATCTGGGTGGGCTGGTCGTTGTCGTAGAACACGAAGTGCCGGGCCAGCAGTCGCTCGCCCACCTCGCACTCGAAGAGGGCCGCCAACTCGGCGTCCGCCTGAACCTTCTCGAACCGCTTGTCGAGGCGGTACTCGGACCAGCCGATGCCCTGGTCTCGCGTGAACGGCGTCGACTTGGCGCCGGGCTTGGTCCGGTAGCGGTCGGCGGCCATGCGGTGGACGGGTGGCCGGGGCCTCACGCGGGTGCCGGCGCGGGCCCGGGTCTCGATGAGGCCCTCGTTGGCGAGCAGGCGGAGCGCGTTGCGGATGGTGGTATCGGAGACGCCGTACTCGCGGCAGAGGGCGGGGAGCGTGGGGATCTGGTCGCCGGGCCCGTACTCGCCGGAGGAGATGCGTCGCCGCAGGTCGGCGGCGATTCGCAGGTACTCAGGCTGTGCCACCGAGACACCCCCACTTCGAATGATCGAGTCAATCTGAGTACACATACTCTCCCGTCCCGCTTGACCCGCGCCAATCTCGGCGACAATCTGAGTACAGATAAGCGTTACCTGTACTCAGATAACCAGGGTTTCCGGGGGTCAGCTATGCCCGAGTCCGGCCAGACGTGGCAAAAGCCATTCAAGGGTCTGCCCATCGAAGCGACCCACGTCCGGCTGTGGACCGCCGGCCGCGTCAAGCACCCCGACGCCCCGCAGATCGCACACGAACTGTTCGTGGCTGTACTCGGCTCGGGAGCCGACGTCGTCGAGATGACCCTCTCGACCGCCGGCCCCCGCATCCGCGTCACCGCGCGCGGCCCCGACCAGATCCCCCTGCTCTACAGCCACGGCCCCGGCTGGCTGATCGTGTCCGGCCTGGCCAACCAGTCCGGCATGACGACCGACGAGTGCGGACTGTGGGCGCAGTTAGGGGAACGGCGATGACCGAGCAGCCGGAGCCCCCGCGGCTGATCGCCTGGTGCAGCTGGCACAACGGGCTGAGCGACACCGCCCGCCTCGTGCAGCTCGGCACCGCCGGAAAGCTGTTCGCGTGCGAGCGCTGCCGCATCGCGAACGGCCTCGTCCCCCTGGCGGACCGGCCGTGAGCCGCCTCCCCGAGCCGCCCCCCGTCATAGGCCTGACGTGGGCTCAGTCCTCCGGGTGGGCGTGCTGCCTCTGCGGCAAGGCCATCTGGAGCGGCGCCGTCAGCCTCGGCAGAGCCCAGGGCCGCATGGGCGCCCACGACCTCAGCGTCGAGGTCTGGGCCTGCTCCGACTGCGCGCGACCCGACAGCACCACCCCGGAAACCGACACGCGAGGAGACGCCTGATGTTCTGCGCACGCTGCGACAAGCCCCTAACGGGCGGCTACGACACCATCACCAACCTGGGGTCGAGCGGCTCCGGATCCACCGTCCAGGTGTGCAAGCGCTGGTGCAGGCCGAAGCCCCGCCAGAGCGCGCCGGCTGAACGGCGTTGACCCCCGAGGCTGCGGGCTCACCGCACCAAGTCGGAGAGATCTGCGCCGATGGCGTCGGCGATCCGGATCAGCGTGTCGAGCAGTGGGCTCTGGTGGCCCTGCTCGATCCGGTTGTACGAGGCCCGGTCCACTCCGGCTCGAAGGGCGACGGCTTCCTGAGTGAGGGATGCCTGATGCCTGGCGGCGCGGATGCTCTCTCCGATGGCCCGGCGGCGGGACAGCACCCAGTCGGGCGGGGGCGAGGCAGATGGCACTCGCCCACGCTGGCCGTTTCATGATCGCCGGTCTGTAGGAGTGAACCTACATTGTGTGATCTTGTAGATGGCGGGCAAGCACTTTAGACGCCCGCTGCCGGACGCCGCACGCTCCGGGAGCGGGACGAGTCCGCCGAAGGCGTTGGGGCCGCAAGGCCTCGGACAGGGCGCCTGAGGCGGGGCAGGGCGGTCGCCTTTCGAGGCGACCGCCCTCGCTTCTTACGCCCACCTGCCATGGCAGGAGCCCAGGATTTCGGGCCAGCAGCGGGCCAGCAGGACGACACGAGACGGTACGAAAACGACTGAGCCCCCAGCTCTAAGTACCTCTGAGCTGGGGGCTCTTGCGTAGGCCCTGTGGGACTCGAACCCACAACCAATGGATTAAAAGTCCACTGCTCTGCCAATTGAGCTAAGGGCCCAGGCGATGTTGCCTCCCCGAGCATAGCCGGACGTGGCCGGGAGTCCGATCGGGTATCGGTGACCCGGCCGCGTCGGAGGGCCGCAAAAAGGTCCGCCGCAGAACAGAACGGACGGAAGATCGGCGGAAGTCGGGCGAGTTGACTGGTGCGCCCGTCCCTACGGATCGATCGGCTCCGGTGCCCCCTTCCGTGCCGCTTCCCGGGCCACGCTGCGCTCGTGCTCGGGGTTGAGGAACCAGTGGCGGGCGGAGGCGGCCCACCAGATCGCCGCGAAGCCCAGCACCACGAGCACGGCGACGGGGGCGTAGTTGAAGTTCTCCCAGGTGACCGGGGACAGCTGCGGAAGCATGAACAGGACGGTGATGACGAGGACCCAGACCACCGCGATGAGGCCGATCCCCCGCGACCAACGGCCCAGATGCCAGGGCCCCCGTTCGAACGCGTCGCCCTTGCGCAGCCGCAGCAGGGTCGGGATGACGTACGCGATGTAGAGGCCGATCACCGCGATCGAGGTGACGGCGGCATACGCCGTGACATTGATCAGATACGGGAGACCCAGCACCAGCGCTCCGCCCGCCGCCAGCCAGACCGCCGCCACGGGGGTGCGGGTGCGGGGGCTGACCGTGTGCCAGATGTGCGAGAACGGGAGGGCGCCGTCGCGCGAGAAGGCGTAGATCATGCGGCTGTTGGCGGTGACGGAGGCCATACCGCAGAAGAGCTGCGCGCCGATGATGACGAGGAGGAGCAGTTTGCCGCCGGTCGCGCCGAGCGCGTCCAGCAGGATCTGCGCCGGCGGCACCCCGGTCTCCGACTTCAGGGCGCCGTCGTAGGACTGGATGGCGAAGGTGAAGCCGAGGAGGAGGACGAAGCCCGCCACCCAGGACGTCCAGATGGACTGGACGATGCCCTTGGGGCCGGCCGTCGACGCGTCGTGCGTCTCCTCGGTCATATGGGCGGAGGCGTCGTACCCGGTGAACGTGTACTGCGCCATCAGCAGGCCCAGCAGCACCACGTACAGCCCGCTGCCCCAGCCCGTGTTGTTGACGAACTCGGTGAACACGAAGGACGCCGACTGATGGCTGTCGGGGACGACGACGAGCGCTCCGACGATGACGACCACGCCCACGACGTGCCACCACACGCTGATGCTGTTCAGCAGGCCGACGACGCGGACGCCGAAGGTGTTCAGGAGGCCGTGCAGCAGCAGGATCGCGGCGAACAGCAGGATCGTCCGGCCCGGGGTCACCTCGAAGCCGAACTCCAGGTTCAGATAGGCCGCCAGGAAGGACGCCGCGCCGAAGTCGATGCCGGCGGTCACGGCGACCTGGCCGAGGACGTTGAACCAGCCCGTGAACCACGCCCAGGCGGCCGCGCTGTGCTCCGGCGCCAGTCGATGGGCCCAGAAGTACAGGCCGGCGGAGGTCGGATAGGCCGAACAGATCTCGGCCATGGCCAGACCGACGAAGAGCGTCATCAGACCGACCGCGACCCAGCCCCAGGTGATCACCGCGGGCCCGCCGGTGTTCATGCCGAAGAGATAGAGCGTCATACAGCCGGACAGGACCGAGATGATCGTGAAGGAGACCGCGTAGTTGGAGAACGCGGACATACGGCGGGCGAGGACCTGCGTGTAGCCCAGCTGGGCGAGCCGTTCCTCGTCGGACACCGAGACCGACACAGAGTCCGGGGCCGAAGCCCCGGTTGCCCCACGGGCTATGTCGTCATCTGTCATGCCCCCAGCAATTCCCTCCCGGAGGGCGTGACATGCGCCACACCGTGGCTGAAAACCGGCGGGGACGCGGGGACACGAGGGGAAGCAAGGAGAAGGCAAGACAGAAGGGCCCGTACGACCGGAGTCGTACGGGCCCTTCGATGTGTCAGATCAGTCGGCGTCAGCCGTTGCGCTTCCAGCGCGGCTTCTCGTCACGACGGCCGAAGGACGAGCCGGTGCCGGTGCCGCTGCCGGTGCCGGTGCCGGTGCCGCGGTGGTCGTCACGACGGCCGTACGGGCGCTCGTGGCCGCCGGAGCGGAAGCCCGGGCGGTCGCCGCCCTGCCGGTCGCGGTTGAACGGACGGTCGCTGCCCCGGTGCCCACCACGGTCGTCGCGACGCTCGAAGGAGCGGCCGCCACGGTCGTTGTCG